TATATTGCCGCTCAAAACGCCGAAAACAGGCGTATGTAGCCCTCTACAGGCCGATATACCCCCGTGAAACCAAAGTATTATATACCTTAGCCTCGTAGTATGTATATGGAGAAACACTCCGAAGAAGCCGTACTCGATGGATTTACACAAGACCTTGTTGACGCCACCGAACAGGAGGCGATCTGAGATGGCCGATCTGAAACCCGAGAAACGAGCCGAGGTAGCCAGAATGCTACACACGCCGTGTAACTTCAGTAACCACGAACTCCGCGAGGCACCAAACGAAAAGATGCCCAACGAGCGCGAGTTCGACTTTCGCTGCCAGTGCGGTCGACTGTACAACCTCACCGACGTGTTACAGGATGGAGACGACTGATGGAAACACTCAACGGTAGCTTCCGAGTTCGAGTCGAGTCAGCAGCCGAGTACAACAACGCAGCCAAACACGCCGACGCACTCGGCTTCGAGGCATCGAACTTCGCGTTCCACGGCTGCTGGGAGTCGTCCAAGAGCGAGGGTGAACTTCCCGTCTTTCTCGGTGGGCAGGACGTTCATGTCGAGACGGTCGGTCGTACGCTGTTCCACGCCGAAGTGGACGGCAATATCGAAGGTGTCAAACCCGGCGACTCGTCCAGTCAACGCGATCCCGGCTCCGTCACCGTGACGTTTGCCGCGAAAGACGACTGACTGCTGCCCGCTATTCTATACTGACGCTATGCCGTTCCTACGTGCGAATGAATTGATCTGTGACGGTTACCATTCGCAGACAGTCTCCACCGCATGATTTATTGCGATATCGACCAATTCATTCTGCCATGAACTATCGGCAGAAGGCAATTAGTCTCTACGGCGAGTCGTGTCAGCGGTGTTCGTCGGAGGCTACGCCAGTCCTGCACTTCATCGACGGTGATCGAACCAACGGTGATGAGGAGAACCTGCTTTTGCTTTGTTCGAACTGTCACCGCAAGGCCCACCGTGGTATCGACGACTTCGAGGATCTGTACACGCAACTGCCCCAGCCCTCGCGTCTGACACGCACCGATGGTCAGCGAACGTCGATTCCCTGCACCTCTGCCATCGCCGATAAGCTCCGCCTACTGAAGCCGGATCACGTCACGTGGGACTACTACCTGATGGCGTTGATCGAAGCCCACTACGTGCCGGAACGCGCTACCATGCGTACTGGATACGATGAAGTCGATCGCGAACGGCTATTCAAACTCGGTTCCGCTGTCGATGACCTTACCGATCGACTGGACGAACTCGACGTACTGGATGAAGACACATCCGGAGTGAGTGACTGATGCCGTGCCGCGACCATGCCTCTACTGCTCGGATGACGATGCCGACCGCGACGATCCCGACCGACCGGACCCACTCATCGTCACGCCCATTGCCCACGCAGTCAGCACCGCCGACTCCGACGGCTGGTCGCTTCGGTGTCCGATCTGCGGCCACGTCTTCCGCCAGCTCGGTCCCGAGTGGTTCGAGAACGAACCTGACGACTGGGGTGATTCAGAGGACTCTCCATTCTATTGACCCATCACCAACACCGGTTGAATCTGCGAAGATGTACATGTACATCTTAGATATACATGTACATCTAGACTCCCAAAGACGTAGATCAGATCTGCGTTCGCCCACAGTAGTTGCTCGGAGGTGTCAGTGATGGCGGCTCGTGGACCCCAGAAGGATATCCCGCTTCCTGATGATATCAAGCCGCTCGACTACTACACCGACATGTTGGATGACAATCCAACGAAGGCGCACGTCGAGTGGATTCATGACTACCTGAACGTCACGCTGACTGACGCGCAGGTGGACATGATAGATACGATCCTCCACAATCAGAAGACGTTGATCGTGGCGGGTAACGGATTCGGCAAGTCCTACTGCATGGCGTGTTTCAGCCTCGCGTTCTTGTTCCTGAACTATCCGACTTCCGTGCTGGCGACCAGCGGGACGTACGCCAAGCTGCGTCGTACCTACTGCCGACCGGTCGAGGCGTTGCACCAGAATGCGTGGGGGCTGCCGGGCAAGTACCTCCGGTCGAACCCACCGCGTATCCGTATCGACGGCGAACCCGAAGTGTTCTGGGAGGCATCGTCTCCGGGTGACTCCGGCGAGCTTGAGGGTGTTCACAACGAGTACACGCTGGGCGTGATCGAGGAGGCCGACAAGAACTCCGTCAATAAGGAGACGTTCGACTCCATCGAGTCCATGATTACCGACGGCAATGACCGTGTAGTCGCGGTGGCCAATCCGCCTCGTGATGAGGTGAACGTGGTCTACGATCTGATGGACGACGACGAGTACGTGCTACGGCAGTACTCCAGCTTCGATTCCCATAACGTGCAGGTGGAGTTGGACCACCCTGATCCGTATCAGAAGGACGCACAGGGACGCGTTCAGACGGACGACTCCGGTCTGCCGATCATCAAGGACGAGGTAGAAGACCAGATGATTCCGGAGATCGTCCGCCTCTCGCAGATCAAGAAGGACTGGATGGCGTGGAATCAGCGCGAATGGCCCGGTACCCAAGCAGCCATGCAGTCTGCCGATCAGGACGGCCTCGACATTCGATGGTACCGCCGCCGCATGGGCGTGCTTGGCCCAGCAACTGCCGACCAACTCCGTCCGTTCACGATCGACGACGTGGAAGCGGCGTTTCGTGCCGATCCCGCCAAGACGACGGTCACGCCACAGGGGCTGGGATGGGACGTTGTTCGCGGTGGCGGCACCAGCGGTGACTACAACGCCCTGTCGGCGGTGTTCGGACGCGACCTCCGCATTCTGGAGTGGTGGCGCGGCGAAGCCTCTCACTTGCAGAACTACGAGGTAATCCGCAAACATCTCAAATCCGGCTGGCGCGCACCCTTCGCCATCGATCACGTCGGTGTTGGCTCGGAGTCACCGGATCGCGTCAACGAGTTCTACCCCAACGTGGTTCGCTTCAACGGCGGGTCCAAAGCCTCGGATCAGCAGACCTACACTGACCGCAAGACGGAGGGACTGGTCAAGCTGGGCGAGTTCCTGCGGGATGGCGGCTCGTTCCGGTCCGACCGTCTCCGTGAGGAGATGCTGTGCTGTGCCCGCGTGATTGGCCTCAAGGAGAAGTACTCCTCGAAGCACGACACCACGCGCTACAGTGCTGACTCGAAGGACAAGATCAAGAAGCGGCTCGGTCGCTCACCCGACCTGCTGGATGCTGCGGTGATGGCCGTCCTGATGGCAGAAACCGGCGACACCAACACCCAAAAGATCCCCTCGTCGTTCTAACAACAACTATCGTGGTTGTTCCATTCCTCTCGCGCCGACGCGCATCAGTAGCCGAACAGTCAGGATAAGCGGAAATGCTTACGTGTTAGAGCTTCATGGTCTTCCTAATGACTGGCAAACTGGTACGGAAGCAGTACAGTTCTGGCCAGCCTGTCAGTGGGGCTGGGATCTTATGAGTTCGAGACCAAACTACACCGGCAACAACGACGACGAGGACGATGACAGTGAATCGACCGGCCCATATCTTGGCACGCGGATGGGTGTGACGACGAATGCTCGCGCTCATCAGAACGCGGGGATACCGATCCAGCAGTTCGAGGGCGAGCCGGGTCGACAGAATCTAGGCATGTTCTCCCGCCACGCCCACCCGACCATCTGGGAGGCGGTGAACTACCCACACGAAAAGGAGTTCTCCTTCGAGTCGTTCTTCCTGCGCTATGTTCGCCAGTCGGAGGCACGGGCAGTCATCGACAAGCCAGCCAACGACGCGTGGCAGTCCAACCCCATCATCCACGACGAGAAGCACAAGGACGTGGACGAACCGGTATCAGCATTCGAGCGGGCAGTTGCCGAGTTCTTGGAGGGCGAGCATACACGTCGGAAGCCGATCCACCGGCTCAACACGCTACACAAGCTCTCGCGGCTGGGCCACTACGCTATTCTCGTGTTGGGCTTCAACGACGGACGGCCACTGAGTACGCCCGTCGCGGGTATCACCAACGAGTCGATCGACGGCGAGGAGTTGCAGCCAGTTAAGGGCGAAATCGAACAGGGGACGGTGCAGGTACCCAAGTCCATGAACGAACCTGAGTTCGATAGC